AGCTACGGAGCCACAATTTATGACACCGCTTGTGTACTAAATGCTATTGGAACTCCTAGCTATATTCTTAGTAACATGGAAACAACCAACTCATTGATGGGCAGGCAGTCCGACACATTTGATGAAATAAACGTTTCATGGTCTTATCACCCAGATAATGGCCTTGACGTCGTAGTCAACAAGAAGTAAAATATACCTATGGCTGGAATGCGTAGTGAAGCAGACATCCTCAAAGCGTTTGAGGGTCTAGACCGCGCACCTGGTTCAAAACAAAAAAGACGTGACCCAAATGCAGTATCGGAGAAACGTCGCAAACAAGCTTTTGACGAGAGCAATGGTTGGGATGAAAACCCAGTCATTAAACTTGTCAAAGGAGTGGAGACAGAGCTCTTTACTATCGGTGCGCTTGCAAAGGCACTAGAAAAAGAAATTGTCACCATTCGTTTATGGGAGAAGAAGGGATATATTCCTGGAGCTCCTTATCGTTTACGCTCAAAGAGTTTGAATGGCAAAAAAGTAAGTGGTAATCGTGTTTACACGAGAGACCTTATAGAAATTGCTATTGAAGAATTCAAAAGGCGTGGACTTTTAGGTTCTGCTCGTGTAGAGTGGAAACACCACAGTGACTTAACAACTGTTCTTGTAGAACGTTGGAAAGAAGTTGTGGAAAACTGAGAGCCGTAAGGCCTCCGACAAAACTGAGAGCCGAAAGGCCTCCTTACCGAAAGAAGAAACATATGGCGATATCACAGCCAACAATGGGTGCTGACGACTACCTAGTCGAAGACAGCATCGACGCATCACCAAAGCACGGCACCACCGTTCAGGCAGGATGGGGAGCAGCAGCTTCTTATCTAAAGCCTAAGAAGACTTCGGGCGATTACCCGAATGACTTCAAGTTCTCGGAGCAGGCACAGCTTGTCCGTTTCTTGGACGACGAGCCATTCCGTGTGTACGAGCAACACTGGGTCGACCGTAGCGAAGGCAAGCGTTCATTCGTTTGTCTAGGCGACAACTGCCCACTGTGTACCATTGCAGGAGACCAGCCTCGTGCTAAGTTTGCCTTCAATGTGCTAGTAGTAAGTAACGAGACCCCTTCGGTCATGATTCTTACCGCCCCTATCACCCTTGCCCGTCAGCTACAGGCAGCGAACGACGACTCACGTCTCGGCCCGTTGTCTAAGTACTACTGGGCAGTAACTCGTCTCGGCACTGGTCGCGACACACAGTACAACATCAACCGTGTGAAGCCTTCAGACCTTGCCGAGGACTGGGAGTTGGACGCTGAGGAACTCGACGCACTGACGGCTTCTGCTGTTAAGTACGGCCCTGAGACTATCTACGTCGCCCCACGTGAAGATATGCTCGCTGTAGCACGTCAGCTCGTTTCCTAACCAACTCATGTGGGGAGCCGAAGGCTGTTTCTCCCTTTCTTACTTCGGCTCTCCACTTCTAACATTTCAGGGGCATTATGAATATCATTACAACTGTTGAACAGTTACAAGAATTTGTGGAGTACTACTCCAAGGTCGATGCGTTCGCATTTGACGTAGAAACAATTGGCGAGAATCGCCTATACCCAGTCATCAACGATGTCTGCTGGATTTCCTTTGCGACTGATGGTCGCACAGACGTTATTCCTATGGGTCACCCTAACGGTGAGTTTGAGCAATGGAATAAGCCACTACTTTTATCAGGACAAAAAAGACTAGAAGAAGGCAAGCCTTTACTAGATTCTCATTACTCAAAAGACCAACGTAAGTGGGAACCAGTATTTGGCGAAGCACCAACACAGCTGACTCCAGGCGTAGTGTTTGCCGCAATTAAACCACTGTTGTTCGGTAACCAACTAAAAATTGCTCATAACGCAAAGTTTGATTTAAAATCTGTTGCCAAGTACTACGGTGGTCAAGTTCCGTCAAAACCTTACTTTGATACTATGACTGCTGGGTTTATTGTAAATAACCTAAACAAGAACTCTCTAAACTTACAAGCATCGGTAAAGCGTGAACTTAACATTGATATTGAAAAAGGTGTTGGAGAGAACGTAGCACTACACTCTTTTAGCGAAGTAGCAAAGTACTCAGGCATAGATGCTGAAGTAACCTGGAAACTGTATCAGGCACTGGAAAAAAAGATTGTTGGCAATCTAAACATTGTCTGGAAACTCGAGATGGATGTCTTGAGTGCACTTTGCGACATGGAACTTACTGGTGCCTACATGGATGAGGTTGTTCTTGACCAGCTGGCTTACCAGATTAGTGAAGACAAAGAAGAAGCAAAAGCCAAAGCTTTCCGCATAGCTGGAGAAGCCTTTGCTATTAACTCAGTACCAGCAAAACAAAAGCTGCTATTTACTGGTGACAAACCACGTATTGTTCCTAACACCAAGTTTAAAAATGTACTTACTACTAAAGGAGTAGAAGCTCAACGTGCAGGCCAACCACTTACTGAAGCTAACTTCTCTGTATCTGCTGAAGCTCTAGAGTACTACCGCGGTAAAGACACCCTAGTGGATGCTTTACTTGAGTACCAAGACTTAAATAAGCTTATGACTACTTACGTAACTCCGTATAAAGGCGGTGAAGTTGAGCGTGAAACTAACGGTAAAAAGACCGTAATCCAGCGTAAGAGCCTGTTAATTAACGGACGGGTTCACACTAACTTTAAGTCTCACGGAGCCGAGACGGGCCGTTTTAGCTCATCTGAGCCTAACCTACAGAACATCCCGTCATCAGGAGATTATGGCAAGCTTATTCGTAATCTTTTTGTCGCCCCTCCAGGCCACAAACTGGTTGTAGCAGATTATTCCCAGATTGAGCCACGCATTATTGCCGCTTTTTCACAGGACCCTATTCTTGTTGAAAACTACCTGACTGGTGGAGATATCTACACAACTATCGGTGACACTATGGGAGTTGACCGTAAGGCAGGCAAGGTTCTTGTACTAGCTATCTCCTACGGTGTAGGTCCAGACAAGATTGCCGCGTCTATTGGATGTACAGTACAAGAGGCAAAGAACCTACTACGTCGTTTCGAGCAGGAGTTCTCAAGTATTCCAAAATACAAGAACCGTGTTGTTCGTATGGCAAAACAATCTGGTTCAATTCCTTTTGTAGAGACCTTGTTTGGTCGCCGTCGCTACATTCCAGACTTACTTCATAAAGAAGTTGGATTACTAGCTCGTGCAGAACGTCAGGCGTTTAACACAGTAATCCAAGGCTCAGCGGCTGACATCATGAAGCTTGCCTTGGTACGTGCTCACTCTTGTTTTGTCAATGAGCCAGACATCAACGTAATCCTTACAGTTCATGACGAACTAGTAACGATTGCTCCAGAAGACCGTGCTGAAGAGGTTGCAGAAGCAATTCGTGAATCTATGGAAGGCATTTTCTTAAAGCAAATAAACATTCCTTTAATCGCAGATGTAAAAATTGTAGACAAGTGGGGAGAAGCCAAATAATGAATGAAAGAATAACTAAAACCGAAATAGTAGTATTTGCTCTAATTGTAGTTGCAATGCTGGGTCCCTTAGCTTACGGATTTTTAATTGGTGGTGTTGGCAAAGTAGAAAACTGCTGGGACCAGTACACCACTGAAAAAGCAGCAATTGAAAATTGCGAAGGAAAAAATAAATAATGATGAAAAGAAGGAAGTCAAAAGCATCTGAAACTATAACCATGAATGACATTGCAGCTCGTTTGCGTGAGTTTATTTTAGATTCACAAATACAGAACGGCCACGAGCTAAGTGTTATTCTCGGTTGTCCACGGATTAGTGATGAACTTGCAGAGCGCGAGGAAGAGGAGAGCGAGATAAGAGTTGCTAAAATTTCTCATTTAATTCCTTTACTTTATGCCCAGGCCCACGCTCTATCAGAAGGAGCAGTTGAATTTCAAAGGAGCAACGTAACAGAAGAACTAAAGAACATGCCAGATGAAATCTGGTGGGAGTCCCGTAAGATGATGGAACAAATATCTCTATCAGTACTTGTAGGCTCAGTGTCTCAACTACTAGACTTAGGATTAATAGAGCTACCTAAAAAGAGGAAGAAGAAATGAACAACGCAGATTGGTGGGCTAAAAAACTTGGTAATCCACAGCCTCAAGTAGGTCGCCCAGACCCAACTCCAAGTATGCCCGCTTCACAGCAACCGATGCAGGCGATGCCCCAGTTTCAACAGCAAACGGATAACTTGGCACGGATTGCTCCGTCCTCTACGAGTACTGCTACGTGTCCTGACTGCGGCTCGGGCAACTACATGTCGCCTGCGCCTCAAATCGCGTTACGGTGCTACGATTGCGGGTACCCCGTATCTCAGTCAGGGGGGCGTTATGGTGCTCTTACGGGCGCTCGTGTGGAAGGTTCGGCAAAAGCAGCAAATGGAAATGACACATCAAACAACTGGAATCCGCAAGGAATTATCGGAAGAATCGGAGAATAATGAACACACTATCTGAATCACAAATTGCACTAATTAAAGAGCAAGCATGGCTAGAAGCACGGGCTAGTATCGTAAGTAATCTAGTACACTATGGCGTCCTAGAGACACGTAATGACATTGCAGGCTTTTGGGCAAATATTGGCTCAACACCTACTTGGGTG